ATGCCCACACCCCGGGAAACCATCCTGCAAGCCTTGCTTGCGGCACTTCAAGCCGTGTCCGGCGCTACAATCCTGCGCGGTGCGATCTTGCCGGAACGCGTACCCGCGGGCGGCCTTCTAATCCTGCGCGACGGCGACCCCGGCACGCCCGAGGTTACACTCTCTCCGGTGCAATATCACTACGAACACCGCGCCGAGGTCGAGGTGATCGTGCAAGGCAAAACACCAGTCGCCCGCGACACTGAATTTGATGCGTTACTGCAATCCTTGGGCATAGCAACTACAATCAACCGTACGCTCGGCGGTCTCTGTGACTGGGTCGAGGCCGAGGCCCCGCAGCCAGTCGATCTACCGATTGACGGCGCAGAGGCCCTGAAAGCCGCGATTATCCCGGTCATCCTGACCTATACCACCGCCGATCCACTAGACTGATCCCCAGGGGATGGCCCCCATCGAGATGACCCTCGATCGGCTGAACCCGCAAAATAAAGGAAACATACTATGGCACGTGCACAAGGCGCGCGGTCGCTAATGGCGGCTGCGTTCGAGACAACTTATGGTACCCCACCGGTTGGCGGATACATGCGGATGCCGTTTGCCAGCACTTCGCTGGGGGCAGAGCAACCACTTCTGGGCTCGGAACTTCTGGGCTACGGCCGTGATCCGCTGGCTCCGATCAAGGATGCGGTAACGGCAGACGGCGATGTGGCGGTGCCGATCGACGCCGAGGCTTTCGGATTTTGGTTGAAGGCAGCGTTCGGCGATCCTGTCACCACTGGCACAGGACCCTATACGCACGTGTTTGCATCCGGCAGCTGGACCCTGCCGAGCATCTCCATCGAGACCGCCATGCCCGAGGTTCCGCGCTATGCTATGTATTCCGGCTGTGTGCTCGATCAGCTTTCCTGGCAAATGCAGCGTTCGGGGCTTCTGACGGCCACCGCAAAATTGATCGCGCAAGGAGAGGCCGTTGCCACCTCTTCTGCCGCCGGAACCCCCACAGGTTGGGAGTTACAACGGTTCGGACATTTCAACGGGGCAATCAAACGCAATGGTACTGCGCTGGGCAACATCGTCTCGGCGGACATCCAGTACGCCAATAATCTCGACCGCGTTGAGACCATCCGCGCGGACGGGCGTATCGACGGGGCAGACCCCTCGATCGCAGCACTAACCGGCAAGATGGATGTACGCTTTGCCGATCAGGTGCTGATGACACAAGCGCTGGACGGCACGCCGGCCGAACTGGAGTTCGCCTACAGCCTTGGCACAGGCGAGAGCCTGACCTTCACGGCCCATGCGGTCTATCTGCCCCGCCCGCGCGTCGAGATTCAAGGACCCCAGGGCGTACAGGCTGGTTTTGACTGGCAGGCGGCCTTTGATACCACCGCCGGGCAGATGTGCACGGTCACTCTTGTTAACGATATCGCAACCTACTGAGGAACAACATGATCCGTCTTGATTTATCAAATGAACCCGCATGGCTGGATCTCGGCCACGGTGTCCGCTTGCACCTCCATCCCCTGACCACCGCTCTGATGGTCGCCTCGCGCAATGACCCGTCGGTCGCTTCACTGAACGAGGATGCAACCGACGAGGAAAGCGCGCTTGTGTTTGCCAAAGCACTGGCCCGCAACGCCACCCTTGATTGGGACGGTGTCGGGGACAGCGATGGTAAAACCATTCGAATTACCCCTGAGGGTATATCGGCCCTGCTCGATGTCTGGCCACTGTTTGAAGCCTTCCAGACAAAATACGTCGCCAAAGGTCTGGTGCTGGATCAGGAAAAAAACGTCTTGTCGCCCTTGCCGAATGGGTCTTCGGCGGGGGCGACAGATACTGCGAGGGCTGCGAGCCCCGCGAGGCCTGCGGGAAAACCTGCAAAGACTGCCCACAAGTCCTGAACCAACCGCAGAGTTTTGAAGGCTGGCAGGTCTGGGATCTGGTTGCCCGCCTTGGTGGTCAATTGCGAATTGCCCCGAGCGGTGGCGTGATCGGCTGGGACATGGGTGCAGCTCTGGTTCTGGCATCGGCGCTGGGCATTTGCCCGATAACCACCGCCGAAATCCTCCCCGCAATCGAGGCGGTCATGGTGCGCAAGCTTAATGAGCAAATGAACTCAGGCGGCCTCGAGGGGGATGATATCTGAGACATCAACGCTCACGCGGGCTTTTGCAAGATCATAGGCGCGCTGCAGGTTCATCCAGAACTCGGGTGTATTGCCAAAGAAGGTCGCAAGCCGCATCGCCGTGTCCGCCGTCAGGGAGGTCTCGCCTTTTACCAGCCGCTCGACGCGGGTGCGCGGGACATTCAGGCGTTTAGCCAGAGCTATCGAGCCCATATCCAGAGGATCGAGGTAAAGCTCCTTCAAGACCTCACCGGGGTGAGAAGGGTTTTTCAGAATTGTCATGTGCCGTCCTTTCAATACCCGTTCAATGGTAATCAACGATTTCAACGTCTGCCGGTCCCTGATCCGTCCATGTAAAGCAAATGCGCCACTGGCCGTTAATGCGAACCGAATGCTGGCCCGCTCGGTCACCCTTCAGTTCCTCAAGGTGGTTTCCCGGTGGAAACCGCAGATCTTCAAGAACCGTTGCCGCATCCAGCGCCGAAAACATGGCACGCGTTCGTTTCACCAGACTGGCGGGAAAGCCTTTGCCATATCGGTCACTCACCGCGCTGGCGGCCAGCTTGCCCCTGATGCTTATTATCATGCAAATATATGTATCACGATGCGATACACGACGCAAGCGGCCAATTGAACCGCCCGGAACACAAATACAGGAAAGAATAAACCATGGCTGAAAAACGTGTATCTGTCCGGCTTGCGGCGGTGGGTGGCAAACAGGTCAAAGCCGAATTTGAAGGCATTGGCGAAGCTGGAAAACGCGGTTTTGGCAAAGCCTCGCGCGAAATGGAAATCGCAAACGCGCGCCTTGCCCGTTTTGCACGGCGCGCCAGGATTGCCGCCGGGATCATGGCAGCAGCAGCTGTGGCGGCTGGTATCACCATGGTGCGCTCGAGCCTGCAAACTATCGACGAGCAGGCCAAACTGGCGGCATCCTTGCGCACGACTACCGAAAGCCTGCAGGTTCTGACCCGCGCCGGCGATCTGGCAGGCGTTTCCATGGGAGAAATCGAACAAGCCACAATCCAGCTAACCAAGCGCCTCAGCCAAGCGGCAGCCGGCACAGGTCCGGCCGTCGATGCCCTGAAGCAGTTACACCTCTCAGCGGCTGATCTCGACAGCCTCACGGTCGATGCCAAAATCGCTGCCATTCAGGATGCCATTGCCAAATTCATCCCGAGTGCAGAGCAAGCCGCTATCGCCTCACAAATCTTTGGCGATCGCGCCGGTCTGATTTTCACCCGCATCGACAGTGCTACCTTGCGGCAAGCCACGCAGGATGTGCAGGATTTCGGGGTGGCGGTATCGGAAGCTGATGCTGCACAGATTGAGCGTACCAATGACGCGCTCTCGCGTATGGGGCTTTTGTGGCGCGGGATCTCGAACCAGCTGGCCGTCGCGGCGGCTCCGGCGCTGGAAGCAATGGCAAACGCCATGGCCGCCATCGGCAAAACCACCGGCCCGCTCGGTCGCGCCATCAAAGGCCTGTTTAACCACATCGGGGAAATCACCACCATTGCTGCCACCTTCGCAGTTGTTCTTGGCGGCAAGCTGGTGATCTCTCTGGCCAAAGCGGCGCTCGGGATCAAAGGCGTGTCACTTTCTCTGGCCGTTTTACGCGGGGCGCTAATCCGCACTGGTATCGGCGCACTGATCATTGGCGCGGGAGAGCTGATCTACTGGTTCGGACGACTGGTCAAAGGCGCGGGTGGCTTTGGAGAGGCCATGCGCCTACTGAAAGATGTCGCCATAGAGGTCTGGGATCGCATTAAGCTTGGAGGTAAATCCCTCGGCACGTCCCTGTCCTCGGTCTGGGCACGGATCAAGGCCGGTTGGTTGACGATGCTGGCGGGTATCCAGAAAACATGGACGGATTTCCTGCACGCGATGACGCGGGGAATTGCAAACATCCCTGGCATGGATAGTGCCACGCTTGCCCTTGGCAACGCTGCGATCATGGCCGGATCGGCCTATTACGAGATGGCAACCAGCGCTGAGGAAGCGAGGAACGCGGCCGACGGCCTCGTAAACTCCTCTCGCGAAATAGCCCAAGCCGCAACCGCCCCGCTCACCTCCATGCAAGCCTTGCGAGATGCCATGAAAGCTGGTGCCGAGGATGGCGAAAGCGGGCTTGCCGGAACCACCACGGCCGCCGAAGCGTTGTCCAGCGCGGTAACTGGTGCCGGTGGGGCTTCGCGCAGTGCGGCCGAGGTTGCCAAATCCGCATGGGATACGGCCGCCGCTTCGCTCAAGGATTACGCCACCAAAGCCGCCGATGTTGGCAAAGGGATCGGGGACGCGCTAGTTGGAGCCTTTACGAGTGCGGAGAACGCCATCGGTGAGTTCGTCAAAACCGGTAAACTGGATTTTAACTCCCTCGTGACCTCTTTGTTGGCTGACATGGCTAAGCTTTCGGCCAGCCGGTTTATCCTCGGTCCGTTGGCGAGTGCCCTGTCCGGAGCGCTGGGCGGCCTCGGTAGCGTTTTCGCACCGGTGTTACACGCGGGTGGCATGGTTGGTGGCGCCGCGCCGCAGCGCATGGTTCCGGCTATGGCCTTCGCCGGTGCGCCCCGCATGCACTCCGGTGGTTGGGCGGGCCTCAAGCCGGATGAAGTTCCCGCCATCCTGCAAAAGGGCGAGCGGGTGTTGTCGCGGCGCGAGGCATCGCAATACGGCGCGGGTGGTTCACAGAACATCACCATCAACATCCAGACCCGCGACGCCGAGAGTTTTCGGCAATCGCGCACACAGGTTTCGGCCGACATTGCCCGCGCGGTCGGTATGGGAAGGAGAGGTATGTAAATGGGATTTCACGAAATCAGGTTTCCCGACAACATCAGCCGGGGTGCGCGCGGTGGGCCTGAACGGCGCACCCAAATTGTCGAACTGGCATCTGGCGACGAGGAGAGGAATGCCAGCTGGGCTAATTCCCGCCGGCGTTACGATGCGGCCTATGGCGTCCGTCGCGCCGATGATCTGGCGGCTGTAGTGGCGTTTTTCGAGGCACGCAACGGGCGGCTTTACGGGTTTCGCTGGAAGGACTGGGGTGATTACAAATCCTGCCTGCCTTCGGGCGTGCCCGATGCAACCGATCAGGCGATCGGCACCGGCGATGGCGCCACTACGGTCTTTCAGCTGGTTAAGGCTTATAACTCGGGCGCGCAAACCTGGATCCGCACCATCACAAAACCGGCAGTCGGAACGGTCACCGTGGCGATCGACGGAGTTGTCCAAAACAGCGGATGCTCGGTGGACACAGCCACCGGAAATATCACTTTCGCTGCAGCCCCCGCCACCGGCGCACCCATCACCGCGGGTTTCGAATTCGATGTGCCCGTGCGTTTCGACACCGACCGGCTCGACGTCACCCACGATATCGAGCGCCTCGGTTCCATCACATCCATTCCCCTGATCGAGGTTCGCCGATGAAATCCTTTCCTGCCTCCCTGCAAAACCATCTCGATAGCGGCACCACAACGCTAGTCTGGTGCTGGCGTCTTACCCGCAGTGACAGGACAGTATTCGGTTTTACGGATCATGACCGGCCGCTAGCGTTTGATGGCACCACGTTTGAACCGGAGAGTGGCTTCACAGCCTCGGAAATCCGCTCCGGCGCCGACCTTTCAGTCGATGCGCAGGAGGCCGAGGGCGTGCTGACCTCCGATACCATCACCGAAACCGACATTCTGGATGGCCGTTGGGACAACGCGACCGTGGAAATTTGGCGCGTGAACTGGCAGGACACCGCGAACCGCGCCCTACTTCGGCGCGGCGCCATTGGGCAACTGCGGCGCGGACGGTTGCATTTCGTCGCCGAGATGCGCTCGCTCGCCCATGTGCTGGGCCAAACTATCGGTCGGACGTTTCAGGCGAGTTGCGATGCGGATTTGGGCGATGTGCGCTGCGGTGTGGATTTGAATGATCCGGTCTTCAAGGCAGCGGGCACCGTGGTGGCGCTCTCGGGCGATCGCGGTTTTGCGGTTTCCGGCCTTTCCGGTTTCGCCGATGGCTGGTTTGCGTTTGGCACGCTGCAATGGCTCAGCGGTGCCAATACGGGGCGCAAGGCGGAAATTCTTAGTCATGCAATTTCCGGGGTGAACGTAATTGCCACTTTGCTCGAGGAACCCATTCGCCCGATTGAGGTCGGCAATACGCTCAATATCTTCGCTGGTTGCGACAAGCGTTTTGAAACCTGTCAGGCCAAATTCGCCAACGCAGCCAATTTCCGCGGCTTCCCACATATCCCGGGACAAGACACGGTCATCCGCTACGCCGCCAAGGGTGATGCCAATTCAGGGGCGATATTATGATCCACACTCCGGCCACCTCAGCGCGCATCGTCAAGGCAACGCGGTGCTGGATTGGCACGCCCTATCATGATCAGGCGTCTGTTCGCGGTGTCGGTTGTGATTGCCTTGGGCTACTGCGCGGTGTCTGGCGTGATGTGGTGGGGCCCGAACCCCTGGATGACACCAGGCCGGTGCCACCCTATTCCCGTGACTGGGGTGAAGCTGGACCGGTTGAAGTTCTGGCCGAGGCGGCGCGGGCCGCAATGGTGGAGCTAAACATTTCAGAGGCCTGCACTGGCGACGTCATCCTGTTCCGGATGCGTGCAGGCGCGATTGCCAAGCATGTCGGCATTCTTTCTGAAAATGACCGTAGTGGGCGCCCCCAAAAATTCATCCACGCCTACGAGCGCACGGGCGTCGTTGAAGAGCGCCTGACCATCGCGTGGCGTCGCCGCATTGCCTACGCCTTCCGCTTTCCTGAAAGATAAATCATGGCTTCCATTCTATTAGCTTCTGCCGGCGCTGCAATCGGTGGCAGCATTGGCGGGGCCGTGCTCGGTGTGTCTGCTATGACTATCGGCGGGGCGATCGGATCCTTCGCGGGCTCGATGGTTGATAGCTGGATTGTCTCGTCACTCGCACCCGGGCAACGCATTGAGGGCCAGCGGCTCGAGAACCTGCAAATTACCACCTCGACCGAAGGCGCCATCATCCCGCGCATCTACGGCCGCATGCGGATTGGCGGTAACATCATCTGGGCGACGGATTTCACCGAAACGGTCAACACAACCACGCAGGGCGGCGGTAAAGGCGGTGGACCCACGATCACCACCACCGCCTACCTCTATTCGGCATCCTTCGCGGTGGCGCTTTGTGAAGGCGTAATCTCGGGCATCGGGCGCATCTGGGCCGATGGTAAACCGCTCGACCTGAACGGCATCACATGGAGGCTCTACAAGGGAGACAAGGCCCAACAACCCGACCCGTTCATTGAAGCCAAAATGGGCGTCGGAAACGCACCCGCCTATCGCGGCACGGCGTACGTTATGTTCGAGGAATTATCGCTGGAACAGTTCGGCAATCGCATCCCGCAGCTGTCCTTCGAGGTTTTTCGCCCCGTCATTGAATTCGACACCGCCGAGGGCATGATCCGCGCCGTCACCCTAATCCCCGGAACCGGAGTATTCGTCTATGCCACCGAGCCGATCTCGCGTGGTGCCCACAGCGTGAGCGGAATGGGCGGCAACACGGCCTCCGAGAACGTACATAATGCCAACGTCGTGCCAGATATCATCTCCTCACTCGACCAACTACAAGCAGCAGCGCCAAATATTGAAAGCGTATCGCTGGTGGTTAGTTGGTTTGGCACCGACCTGCGCGCCGGAGACTGCCAGATCCTGCCCGGTGTCGAGAACACCACCAAAATAACTACTCCGAAAACATGGATGGTGAACGGCGTCACGAGGACGGGCGCCCATGTGATCAGCCTCGATGCAGACGGGCGCACGTCTTACGGCGGCACGCCCGCTGATTTTGCCGTAGTGCAGGCAATCAGGGAAATCAAAGCTCGGGGATTACGCGTCACGTTCTATCCATTCCTGCTGATGGACATTCCAGCGGGGAACACACTGCCCGATCCCTATTCCGATAATGCAGCTACCATCGGCCAAAACACCTATCCATGGCGCGGGCGGATTGCCTGCTCTCCGGCAGCTGGTTACGCAGGCACGGTAGATAAGACTGCCAGCGCTGGCGCACAGGTTGATGCCTTCTTCGGCAATGCTCAGGTCTCCGATTTCAGCGTGGCTGGGGAGATCGTCTCATGGGCCGGCCCCGCCAGCGATTGGGGCTACCGGCGCATGATCCTGCATTACGCCCACCTTTGCGCAACTGCCAGCGGGGTGGATTCCTTTCTGCTCGGCTCGGAATTGCGCGGGCTAACGACCATTCGGGACAGCGCCACAGGTTTTCCTGCGGTAGCGGCAATGAAGCAGTTGGCCGGTGACATTGCGGGAATTATCGGTGCCGGAACCACCATCAGCTACGCCGCCGACTGGTCGGAGTATTTCGGGCATCACCCGCAGGATGGCTCTGGCGATGTGTTTTATCATCTCGATCCGCTCTGGTCTGATCCGGACGTGCATTTTGTTGGCATCGATAATTACATGCCGCTGTCGGACTGGCGCGACGGGTTTGATCATGCCGATGCCCAAGCCGGTTGGAATTCAATCCGTGATCTCGATTATCTGTGCAGCAATATCGAGGGAGGCGAAGGGTTCGAGTGGTTCTACGCCTCCGATGCGGACCGCGTCACCCAAAACCGCACGCCCGTTACCGATGGCGCCTATAACAAACCATGGGTATTTCGCCCCAAGGACATCCGGTCGTGGTGGTCAAACCCGCATTTTGAACGCCCGGGCGGCATCGAGGCCGCCAGCCCCACAGACTGGGTGCCGCAATCCAAACCCGTCCGTTTTACCGAGCTCGGCTGCCCGGCTGTCGATCGAGGCACCAACCAGCCCAACGTTTTTTACGATCCAAAATCGGCCGAAAGTGCTTTGCCATACTTTTCGCGCGGTTGGCAGGACGAGGCGATCCAGCGCCGCTACATCAAGGCGATGCTGGGGTATTGGGGTGATCCGGTAAAGAACCCGGTCTCGACAGTATACGCAGCACCGATGATCGACATGGATGAGGCCGCGCTCTGGACATGGGATGCGCGCCCCTATCCCGACTTTCCGGCCCGCGAGGACGTCTGGGCCGATGCGCCTAACTGGCGGCTAGGGCATTGGCTGAACGGACGGCTCGGGGCGGTGGGCCTCGGAGCGCTGGTGCGAGAGCTTTGTCGTCGGGCGCGGTTGGATGATGGCCTTATTGACGTGAGTGAATTGGCAGACACCGTCCCGGGGTTTGTCATTGCAGCATTGGAAAGCCCCCGCGCCTCAATCTCGACCTTGGCGCGGCATTTCGGCTTTGATGCAGTGGAGAGCGGTGGTGTTATCCGGTTTGTGACCCGAGGACAAAAATCAGTAACAGTGATCAATCCCGATGACATGATTGCGGCGCAGGGCGAAGTCATGGAACTGACCCGCGGGCAGGAAACCGAACTACCCCAAGCCCTCAAATGGCAGATGGTGCGCCCCGATGAAGAATACGACACAGCCACTGTCGAAGCACGCCGGATCACGGTAGAAGCCGCCCGTGTGGCCTCCGACAGCTTTCCGCTGGCGGTATCGTTGGAAGAGGCCGACCGCCGTTGCCGTCGCGCCCTGATGGAAGGCTGGATCGGGCGAGAGACGCTGAGTGCCAACCTTCCACCCTCCCGTCTGGCCCTAGATCCCGGCGATGTCGTCAGCCTCGCGAACGACGGGCGGCTGGTTGATTATCGTATCACCCGCATTGCCGATGCAGGCGCACGCTCGATCGAGGCAATCCGCCCCGACGCCGCCATCTATGATCTGCCCCCAGGGCAATACCGTCCCGCAAAACTGCCGAATACGATCGTTTATGGGCCCGCCAATATTGCTCTGATGGACCTGCCGCAAATATCTGATGATGTGCCTGCGCACCGACCCTACGCGGCGGTGTTCGCAAAACCGTGGTATGGCATGGCAGCCATCTGGCGCAGCGCCACTATCTCGGGTTTCGCGTTACTCGATACCATCGGCCAATCTGCACATATGGGTGTTCTGGCCGCTGACCTGCCTGCCGGACCGCTCAGTCGCTTTGATAATGGTAATGAACTGCTGGTCGATCTTTCCTCGGGCACGTTGACCAGCGTCACCGACACGGAGTTGTTCGCAGGCGCCAACGCGCTGGGCATGGAGAGCTCGGCCGGCATCTGGGAAATCATCCAGTTCGGCAACGCTGAGCTGGTTTCCACGGGGCGTTATCGCCTCACACGCCTGCTGCGCGGACAACGGGGAACTGAAGACGCGATGGGTAATCCGGCACTGGCTGGCGCACGGGTTGTAATGCTGGATTCAGCCATCCAGCCGCTCTCGACTTCTGAAGCCGATCTTGGCCTGCCCTGGAACTGGCGAATCGGTCCGGCAAGCGCGGCACCTTCCGATCCGCTGATGAACGCGCAAAGTTTCACACCAAATGGCCGGGGGTTAAAACCCTTTGCGCCCGCCCAGTTGCGGCTGCGCCGTGAAGCCAATGGTGATCTGGCCCTTCGCTGGACGCGCCGTGACCGATCGCTCGTTGCCGATGGCTGGGTGCTGACGGATGTGCCGATGTCGGAAGGTTCGGAGGTCTATGATCTCGAAATCATGTCCAAAGCTACGCTCATACGCACAATCACCGGTCTGGCTGGACCCGCCTTCACCTACACTTCCGATATCCAGGTCGCGGATTTTGGCGGGCCAATTACAAACCTTTCGATTCGTCTTTACCAGATTGGCGCGTTGGGCCGCGGCGTACCGATGATCGAAACCCTCATCCTCAAGGAAAGCCTATGACCAACACCCCGAACCTTGCCCTGCCGTATCTAGCCGCCGCGCAGGCCCAAAAACATGTGACCGTTAACGAGGCGCTGGGCTTGATTGATGCACTGACCCAACTTGCCGTGAATTCGGTCGGGGCCACGTCGCCGCCCGCCATGCCAATCGAGGGCGAACGTCACATTATCGGGGCAAGTGCTACTGGTGCATGGACTGGTTGGGATGACAGCATCGCGTTATTTTCCAGCGGGGCGTGGTTACGCCTGATCCCGCAGCCGGGCTGGAAGGCATGGGATGTATCTGCGGGTGAGTTGCTGATCTGGTCCGGCAGCGCGTGGGGCGCATATATCCCGAGCTTGCAGAACCTCGCTGGCGTCGGCATCGGCACGACCTCGGATGCCACCAACAAGCTGGCGATCTCCGCAATCGCGACCCTGCTCAACCACGCAGGCAGCGAACACCGACACCGCAAGCCTGCTATTCCAAACCAACTGGTCGGGGCGCGCCGAGATGGGTACAGCCGGAAACGATGATTTTTCCATCAAGGTCAGTGTCGATGGCAGCAGTTTTCTTGAGGGGTTGCGGATTGATCGCAATACCGGCGCGGCCAGCTTTCCCAATGGCATGGAGCCGGAACGCCACGAGGTTGGCAGTATCACCAAAGCAGGCGGTCCGGACTGGTGGGGCGCGGTCGATCCCTTCACGCTGAGCTACAGCTCTTCCTCCCAACAAGCCCTCTCTCAAAACCGGATGTTTTTCATGGCCTTCCATGTTGATCGCCCGATCCAGCTGCTCGGAGCCTTCGTTTCCCTGAATATTGCCTCGACAACGGCGGGTGCGTTGCTCCGATGTGGAATTTACCGGCTTGGATCGCCAAACGGCGATCTCTGGGATATCGGTGATCGGGTGGCGGATTTCGGAACGCTGCCAGCCGATGTAGCGGACAACAAAGAGTTCAATTTGGGCACGCCGCAAACTCTAACGAAGGGCTGGTATGTAACGGCGATGGGCGTCAGCGGTGCGGGAGCTTACGCGCGCTACGCCCGCTGGATGACGCCAGGCCTTACCCGCTTTTATCCCCACGCCAGCGGCACAAGCGCCTATCCACAGACCGTCGCCCCGCAGGTTTATCTGTATTCTGGTTCCAGCAACACCGAGATCACCGGCGGTCTACCCGCAAGCTGGACCAGCAATCCCGTCACCACCATGACCTCGACCAACAACTGGGTCTACCAGATGGTTTTCCCGAAATGGCGCGAACTCTGAACCATTCCAAAACAAAAGGAGCCCCCATGACCCCGCCCAAACTTGAAGCGGGCTTTGTCCGCATGCCCGAGGACGAGTTCGAAGCCATGCTGGCCCGCGCCGCAGAACAAGGCGCGCGTCGTGCACTTGCCAACGTCGGACTTGATGGTCCCGAAGCCGCCATCGACATCCACGATCTGCGCACGCTGCTGGATAGTCTGCGCATGGCGCGCCGCACGGCTTGGCAGACCATCATCCGCCTGATGACCACTGGACTGCTGCTCGCCCTGATCGCGGGCATTGCCGTGAGGCTGAAGCTGTTTGGCTGATACCAATCAAAATCATACCGCCCACATGCCCGCCAACTGGCGGGCTTTTTATTGGAGAACCCCACATGACCACACAGTATTTCGGCGACTGGCGCAATGTCCCCGCAACCCTTTGGCGCTGGGCGAACTTTTCGCCCGAAGAAATCGCCTGCCGTGGCGACGGGGCGATCCGCATCGATGAGGACGCGCTCGACAAGTTACAGGCATTGCGAGAAAAACTCGGCGTGCCGCTGATCGTGCATTCCGCCTATCGCAGCCCGGAGTATAACCTGCAGGTCGGTGGCGCGGAGCACTCCATGCACCTGCAGGGGGCTGCCTTTGATATTTCCATGGCCAACCATGATCCGGATGCCTTTGAGGTGGCCGCGAGGGACGTTGGCTTTACGGGGTTCGGGTTCTATCCACGGCAGAATTTCATGCACATCGACATGGGTCGTGCCCGCCAGTGGGGTGATCCGTTTCCGCCCCGCGCCACTCGCAGTGGTCGCACCACCCGGTTTGCAGAAGAGCCCCCGCGCTTGCGCAATAGCCTCAATGAGTCCCGCACCATGAAAGGTGGCGGGGCTGCCGGTGTTGCAACGTTTCGCGCGGCAGGTGTTGAGGTGGTGCAGGACGCTCTGGCTGACACGCAATCTGCAATCCAGCCGCTGATCCCCTATCTCGATACCCTGCGTTGGGTGTTTATTGCGGCAGCTCTGATCGGCATCGGAATTACCATCTATGCCCGCTGGGATGACTGGCGAAAGGGGCGGCGGTAATGGGTGCGCTATTCACATGGATCACCGGCAGCCGGCTTGCACTGTCTGTCGGAAAATGGGGCACCGTCGCCATCACAATATCATTATTTCTGCTATCCCTGCGCCGCTCCGGCGAGCGTGCCGGGCGGCTGGCAGAACGTCTTGAAAATCAGGAGAAAGCAAATGAAATTCAACGCCGAATCCTCGAAGCCGCGGCTCGCCGCCCTCGCAATCGTGACGAACTTGTTGACCGCTTGCGCAACGGTGAGTTCTGAATCAGTTGTCGGGGTTTGCCCGCCAGTGATGGAATACAGCCACTCAGAACAAGCCTTGGCCGCAACAGAAATCGAAACTCTGCCAGAAAGCGCGATTCTGGTCAGCTGGTTGGCGGATTACAGTCTACTCAGGGAGCAGGCCAATGCCTGCGGGCCGAAATCCGGTCGAGAAATCATGTAGTCCATGGCCCACAATCCCGTCAGCCATTCGTATACCGTGCGGTTATTGCCATAAAATCACGGATTTCAGAGTTTTGACAGAATGGGCGGATAGCTGACTTTCGCTGCGGCGAACACCAAGGTCACCAGTGCGAACATAGATGCCATTGATCAAACGTTCGCTTCCCAGAAGCCGTGAGGAAAGTCGAGACTGAAGAGCCTTGTGTCCCCAAGGCCAAAAGACAGTGAATTTGAAATCAAGATCCCCTACTATTGGGTTTGAGGTCAGTAGATCGCTGCAGATCGTTTGAAATGTTGCGGTATCGTTGCGACTGCGATCCCAGCAAGAAAAGGGCGCTTCAATATGAAGCGCCCTTTTCTGTACTTTTTGCAGATCGGCGGTCTATTTCCGCGTTTCTTTAACAGCCATTTCTGCGAGAACGAACGTGACTTCCGCAACGTCGATCAGCAGGTTTCCGGAACCACCGTTGGCAAAAATGCCGTGAAGAGCGAACGCCAGATCGACAAGTTCCGGGGTGTTTCGTTGAGCGAATCCTGCCATTTTGGCAAGTGCGCGGCGAATGCGGGTGTTGTTTGCTTGCTTGGTCATGCATAACATGTATGCGTGTGTCGGCCCGAGTTAGTCGGTCGAAAGTTCGCGAAAAGTCGTCGAAAGTTGAAGATGATGAGTTTTGGGAAAAGACTAGGGATGTTAGTACGGTCTAGGCGCCGACGGATGGGCTTGACCCAGTCTCAACTTGGGAAAAGAGCGCTCGGTTCTGAAACAGACAAGTCCAGAATATCCGCCATCGAGAGGGGCAAGGTGCCGAATCCGCACGAGTCGACAATCAAGGCTATCGCTGAAGTTTTGCAAATCTCAGATGACGAAATTGAAAACTGCAGATACCCCGATGAGGCCGTTGTTCCGAAGCAAGTATTAGATTCATTGGCGGCTAGGTTCGGCTTCTCAAATCCAGATGCGGACGTCGATTTAAAACTGTCATACTTGCACAAAGCATCGGAGGATTTGCGGGCATTACAGGAAAGAGTTGAAGAGCTCGACAAGAATAATACCGATTTAGGAGAAACAGAAAACCGTGCGAACGAGGCTCTCGCGGTAGGCAATTTCGAGCTAGCAGACAGGGAACTTGGAATCTTAGAGGTTGTTCAAGAAAATAATCGAACCATACGGGAGATATCGAAGCAGGCCAAGATTCGTTTCGAACGTGGCAAAACAGCATTATTAGCTTTGGACTTCCCGCTTGCGATGCAGCACTTTTCTGTGGCGGCTGACTACTTTTCTGCTTTTGACATTAATCGAGCAGCTCAAACCGCGTACGATGCCGGAAATGTGATGAACAAACACGGTGTGCGCTATGGCGTAGATCTTCTGGAAAACGCTATCGCCATCGCCAACCAGTCGGAAGGTATCTGGACTAAAAAAGCTAATCTTCGGAAATGGGCTACCGTAAAGAACCTCTCCGGTACGATTTTTCTAGACCATGCGATGCGGAGACAGGGCAGCGACAAAGACGAATTGCTCCAAAAGGCAATTGGTGAATTTGACCTCTCGTTGTCGTTCAGGGAAAGCGTTCACGACGCGTGCTGGGCAATGGTAAAAAACAATCTTGGCGTGGCCTATCGAGAAAGAAGTAAGGAAGAGGCTGGAGCGGCAAAAAAAGCGAGTTTACAGAAATCCTACACGGCCACGGCAGATGCGCTTAGCGTACTTAAGAAACCAACCAATCCTGAATGGTGGGCCTCAGCAAATTTCAACATGGGCTATACACAGCAATTGCGAGCCGTTGCTGTAGGTGGGGCCGAAGGGCTCCTCTTCGCCAGAGAAGCGGAAAAACACCTCAATCGATGCCAAAAAGTCTTTAAGAGGGGTAATTATGCAACTCAGTGGGCACAGGCGAATGGAATTGCCGCATTGGTCTATGGTTTCAAGTCTGGCGTCACAACCGATGATCGAGATGATCTTTTGAGAATAGCGCGTTCCAAGATCGACGGTGCAATTGAAGCGATTGATCCTGCGCTTGCACCCTATTTACTTAAGGAAGCTCAACTTCGAAAACAAAGCCTATCGTGAAAATGTAGTCTGTTATGCTCTTCCACGAAGCACCAAAGTAGAGAGCATCTAAATAGGGGCGAGGTGTTTGAGAGTGCAGTCTAATGCGAGAATCCACATCACTGATACCAGTATATGTAATGTGCCATTTGTGACCGGCTCATTACATTTAGATCTATTTGAGCCTGCATTGCTAAAGTCCGCAACCAGACCTTCGCTGCGACTGGACGAATTGGTAACAAGTGCTCCTTGCGGCCATTCTCTACGCCGTCCACAAAGGCCTGCGATGGGCCGGGGCAGGACGTTTATACCCAGAGTAAAGAGAGTTTGCGAATATCTTTGTTTGGATCTATCGTGGTTCGCATGGATTTGATTTACCCAATAAATTTCGTAGGCCACGATGAATGGATGGAAAGCGTATACGCGCTCAATCTTGCCGGTGGCGATGTCATTACCCGTGATGGCGAAGTTCTCGGAAAATGGCGTGTCGTGGCATATGACCCAGAAGCTGACGATGAGGGCGGGCGATATGAGTTCGTCATAGACGGGCAAGATGACGTTAAGTTTTCAGAAGAGTTTGCGTTTCTGGATTCTAGGATTAGTCGGGGACTGGCATTGTCAAAACTGACGAGGGCGATCAAGGAATGGCACGACACTAAGCATTCATAA